GTTCGAAAAACTTTTGAAGGAACAGGCTGAAAAATTCCACGGAAAGATTCAGCAATACGAAAGTGAACTAACTTCTATTAAGGTAGACGGAACTTTGCTTAATGAAGCAAGTAGTCAAAAGGCAGTAAACCCACAACAAGTGGTGTCATTGTTAAAAGGACAACTTCGTTTAAATGAAGCAGGTAGCGTTGATGTTGTAGACACGAACGGACAGGTTAGATATGATGATAGGGGTAACCCATTAAAAGTATCTAGTTTGGTAAATGAGTTCCTTACTGCGAATCCGCATTTTGTTCAAGCAGGACCAAGTGGTTCAGGCACTGGACAAGGAGTAGGTAAGCAAACATCTGTGGTAGATAACGATGTTACAAAACTTAATATGGAGAATCCCGAACATCGTGCTCGTTATAAAGAAATAATGAGAGCAAAGGGAGTCCGTATATAATTGCTATCTAAATAAGGAGACTAACAATGGCAAATGAAGCAACAAGTAGCGTATTATCAGAACTATACGCAAATATTGTCCAGTCCGCTCTTTACACACTAAATGAGCAGACGGTAATTCGTCCTGTAGTAAGAAATTACGATATGTCAGGAACACCAGGCTTAACAGCACAGGTGCCAATTTATCCGGCATTAAGTGCGGCAGGCGTTAATGACGGCGACGACTTGGCAAACACACCATTCAACACAACATCTAAAACTATCACAGCAAGTGAAGTTGGTGTTATGGTTGAATTAACTGACCTAGCGGCAGAATCAGCAAACGAAGATGTTGCGGCGGCTATCGGACGTCAAATTGGTGCGGCTATGGCAGAAAAAGTTGACACAGATTTAGCGGCTCTATTCAGCGGCTTTTCTAACTCAATCAACTCTGCTGGTGCGGCTATCACTATTGATAACATTTTCCAAGCGGCGGCTACATTAAGAGCAAACAAAGCAAACCAAAACGGTGGTTTTGTTGCTGTGTTACACCCATACCAAGCGTATGACATCAAGAAACAATTAACTAACGCAGGTGCTACTATGTCACACTCATTAAGTGATGTAGGTAACACAGCGTTAAGAGATGGTTTCATTGGTAGAATCGCTGGTGTAGACATCTTTGAATCAACGGTTATTGCTGGTGATTCTGCAGGTGCTTACGTTGGTGGTGTAATGACACAAGACGCTTTAGGTTATATGGTTAAGAGAAATATGCGTATTGAAACAGAACGTAATGCTTCAAAACGTTCATTAGAAATCGTAGGTTCAATGGCTTACGGAACTTCTGAACTATTTGATCAATACGGTGTTGCAATCGTAAGTGACTCTTCAGCAGTAATCTAATTACACACTGATTAGAAACACAGGAAAGGGCGGAGAAATTCGCCCTTTTCTCTTCTATACTATAAATACATTTGTTAACAAAAAGATGGTTTGGGAAGGACCCAAAGCAGTTTAAAAGGACAGAATCCTATGGCTATAACACTTGCGACAATTAGTGACATACAAGACTACGAACCGGATATTTTAGATTTCGGTATTCCCAACTTTGACGAAGAACTTACCAAAGCACAGAATGATGTGTTTAGGGATTTACGCATTCGTTGGTGGCCTACTTATACGGTAGGAATGTATGACGTATCACGTGTTGCTACTGGAGCCGTTGAACCGGACGAAGACTTATACACAGCAAGTCAACTGACAAGAGCCTGTTGCTATCACGCACTGGGTTTTCACGTATATCCTAAACTATCTAAATTTGAACCAGAACAAGATATCTTTGAGCGTAAAATGGAATTCTATAGAAAAGAATACGAACGCGAAATGGATTTAATTTTAAGAGACGGTGTGGAATATGATTTGAACTCTTCGGGAACGGTTGACGACAACGAAAGAGAACCTACTCATTATCTACGCCTGAAAAGGTAAGTAGATGTCAAACAGAGAAGATATAATTTCTAACATCATTGATGTTTTGGGTGATATGGAAAACCCAAAAGTCAAGTTCGTGACACGCGAACCTTTTGATACAGAAAAATTAGCATTAACCCAATTCCCAGCATTACTAGTAACAACTGGAAACGAAACCCGTGAAGAAAACACAATGGGTGGAAACCGTCGTGGGACATTAGAGGTTAACATACGAGGTTTTGTGCGATCCGACGGACGCCAAGGGTTCGTTCAAAGCGTGGATCAAAAACGCAATGAATTGATTGAACGCATTGAAGAAGCACTTAACACAAACAGAGATAGAGAACTAAATGCAACTAGAGCGGCAACAACTCATGTTACCAGCATCGAAGTTATAGACAGAACACCACCACTTGGTGAATTTGTTGTTATAGCAGAAGTTCAATATTCATTTACAAAAGGAGCAGTATAATGCCAAGTGTAAAATATGTAAAAATGTGGAAAGACGGATCCTTTGAGTTAGTTGAAGAGGATCGCGTAGAAAGATTTCTTGCTGTAGGTTTCACATTAGATGAAGCAACAGCAGAAAAAAAGTCACCAGCCAAACGTGGTAAGAAAAACAAAATTACTGCCGACGCTCAAGTGACTTCAATTAAAGAGGATGAAGAAGAAGAATGGGATCCACTATCAGGAGAAGATTGGGCAGATTCAATTGAGTCTGTTTCAGCACCTGAAGGTGAACGCCTTTCAGATTTAGATTCCGATAACGCTAAAGAGGAGAACTAAAAATGGCGACATACACAGGAGAAAACGGTAAGGTAGAGGTAACATCAGCAGATACTGGTGGAACTTTAACCGTTGCTGAAGTTCGCTCTTGGACGGTAGAACATACTAAAGATGTTATTGAAGACACCGTAATGGGCGACGCGGCGAGAACTTATAAACCAGGCTTACATTCATTCACTGGATCTATGGAAGTGGTATATGACGATGGACATACAACATCTTCAAATGCTTTCAACCCAGATCAAGATGGTGCATTGAGTGTGGAATTTTGGCCGTCAACATCAGGTGGAGAAAAGTTCACAGGATCAGTAATTGTAACTTCAGTTTCAAGAACTGCATCATTTGAGGACCTAGTAACTGCTACGGTTAATTTCCAAGGAACTGGTGCTCTATCAGCGACTTCAGTATAAGGTAAAACTATGTTGAAGTTTGTTGTTAGAAACAAACGAAAATCAATGAGGCAACTTGAAAGAGAAAAAGATGCTTTTATTGATAGATTGTCTGATGGTTTATTGGTTAATGCCAAAAGGTTTACACCAATAGATCAAGGTCGAGCAAGACGAGGTTGGCGAAAGGAAAAAAGATTTCGTCAAACCCAAGTAGTCAACCGCGTTCCTTATATCGACGCCCTAGAAGATGGACATTCTAAACAAGCACCTAATGGCATTACAGGGCCTGCTGTTAGGGAGACACTACGGAGAATAAAATGAGTGTAATACAAAATGCAAGTGAGCATTTCAAAAATAAACTAGCAGGAGGTTTACAAAAAGTAAACGTGCCTGAATGGAAAGCAGACATATATTTTAAGCCTGCTTATCCGTTTGCGGTTGAACAAAAAATTATTCAATTGCAAAGTGCGGGTCAAACGGTAGAAGCATTGGTGGAAACACTAATTTCTAAAGCGTTGGATCCAGAAGGTAAACCAATGTTCACAAGATTTGATAAACCAAGTCTTATGAACGAAGTTGACCCAAATGTGATTATTAGAGTTTGTGCCGAAATCAACACACCGGTTGAAACACTGGAGGAAATCGGAAAAAACTCGTAGAGGACACTGACTTACTTCTTATCTGTAAAATTGCAGATAGGTTAGGTAAAAGCATAGAAGAAGTAATGCAGTTTAGTGTCCGCGAAATTCATACTTGGGCGGCTTATTATAAATGGGAATATGAACAGACGAGGAAAACATTAGATGGCAACGCAAACAATAGACATCGTCGCAAGAGATAAAACCAAAGGTGTCCTCGGGGGCATCGAACGTTCTCTTGGAAAAATTGGTGCATTGGCGGCGGGTGCATTTGGTATTAGTGCTTTAACAAACTATGCCAACAGCGTCCAAACAATTACCAACAGACTAAAACTTGTCACCAATGGACAAAAAGAATTAAATTCTACATTCAAAGAGTTAACGAATGTAGCAAATAGATCCAGACAAGATTTAGATGCTGTTACAGACTTGTATCAAAAGATTGCATTGTCAACTAAAGACCTCGGACTTAACCAAGCACAGGTTAGCAGAACAACTGAAACATTCTCTAAATTATTAAGTATTGCTGGTGCTAATACACAAAGTGCATCAGGTGCCATTAGGCAGTTTGCACAGGCACTGGGTTCAGGAGCATTTAGGGGTGATGAATTTAACTCTGTTGTTGAAGCGGCTCCGCAGATACTTGATATCCTAGCAAAAGAAACAGGCAAGGCTAGAGGTGAGATTAGAGCATTGGCTGGTGATGGTAAATTAACAGCGGATGTTCTTATTAACGCATTGTTGAAAGCAAGTAAAGATGTTGACGCTCAATTTGCTAAAACAGGTCCAACAATAGGACAATCATTTACGGTTCTTAAAAACAATTTCCTAGCATTAGGAACAACAGCAAGTCCTATATTTGATGCGTTAGCCAAAGGTATTTTACTAATTGCTAATAATTTAGAAACGGCTATTGTTTTTGCCACATCATTTGGTGCGGCATTGGCGGTTGGTAAGGTTGTGGCAATGACAAGAGCGGCGGGTGGATTAGCAACTGCCATTAGAGCAATCACAGCGGCTATGGCGGCAAATCCAATTGGACTTATTGCTGTTGTGGCGGCTACGGCAATCACAGCCATTTACAATTTAATCAAACCTATTATTGAACTAAAAGGTGAACTAGGAGTTAAACTTTTATACGCATTAGAAAAAGCGGCAAACGGATTTATAAACTTCTTTGATGGAGTTGGTAGAGCCGCATTTGAATTTGGTAAACTTCTTGTTGCGGCAATCAATCCATTTGATGATTTAGATATAGAAGATGTCTATGATCAATTTGGCACAAGGATGAAAGATGCTTTTAACAGAGGTTATGCAAATAATCTTATTAAATTTGTAAGTGATGAAGATAGAAAAGAATTAGACAGACAACTTGCTGAAATTGAAGCAAAGAAAAATGCGGCGAATGGTGCCGGTGTTGACTTACCAGGCATCACAACAGGCACAAATGCAAGTGAGATAGAAAAGCAAGGCAAAAATATTCTTGCTATAGAAAAAGCATTATTGAATGAACGTGAAACTATTTTACGTGAATATAACGAACGCAAAAAAGCACTTAATGATGCAGATGAAGAAGCATTTAAAGGTAGTGAACTTGGTAAGAAAGAATTACTAGAAAGATTAGAAAAAGAAAAAGACAAATTACTTTCTGAATTAAGACAAAAACAAATTGATGAAGACACACGTTTAAGAGAAACACAAATACAAAATGCTCTTAAGTATGT